TTCTTAGGAATACTCACGGATAAGTAAGAGTTATTTCAGTACTAAAACCTAAGACTAAAGGTTTGTGCTATCTGAACATGATTATGAGCCTGGAAATACCTCTTAGCTGTTATGCATCTACAATTTTAGGTATAGATGTTTTCCTCCTTTTCATCTATATCTTCTGCCCGAAATGTCCTCCTTCCTATTGGGGAGAAGTATTCGGTCGTACTTCTCCCCTACTATTAAAAAAGGATTTTTGAACAAATAAATGAAATATAGTCTTAGCGGTGGGACTATATTTCTGATACCTCCATTTTTTTAGTCTTAGGGAGGTTAATGAGAGGCTTCCCTAAGACGTTTATAACATCCTTTGAAATATAGTCTATAGTTTAGGTAGTAAAATATCTCAAGAGAAAATTTTGTTTGTATCCTAGATAAAACCTAGAATTAAAACAAAATAGATCGGGGAAGAGGTTGAGTGCAATTCTTGACTAGACTGTATTTATAAATTGCAGATGTCGGTCCATCTGGTGCGTCGTTCATGATATACCTCCTTTCACAGTCTTAGGGAGGTGTGGAAGACTTCCCTAAGACACATGACATTATCCCGTAGTTTAACTGGCAAAACGCAGTCCCTTGGAGTCTGGTCTATCTAGGTCCGAATCCTAGCGGGATAGATTGATATCACTGCTTTAGTAACTTATTAAAATATTTTATTATATGCAGTGTTACTTTTTTAAACCTGTAACCTAAAATAGGTTACAAATCAAATTTGCCCAGATTAGTGCTTGGGTATGAGAATCATATAAAGGCTAATCTACTTAGGAGACGGCGTATCTCCATTTGGCATAAGTAAACTAGCAGATATTTGGGGAATGGAACCCCAAGAATAAATTACCTTGGCCAAGGAAGTATCTGTATAAAAGATTCTCGAAAATAACTACACTAGTGGTAGTTATAGACTATGAAGTTTAGTTCTGAGCCACCTATATTTTAACAATAGCAGTACTAAATGGAGTCTTAGAAAAGTTGTCAGGTTACTATAAGTGGTAAGAAACTGTCACACTTAGGATAAATCATCCACAGTATATACAAGGGTGAGAGTAGAATTCCAGTTGGGTTGTAGTTTAAGTAGAAAATGTCCTTATTAAAAATAGGAAGATGGTTGGTGAAATTCCGAACGATCCAATAACTAGAAATTTACTTTGAAGAGATGGCTATAGTCTGTCAAATCTGTATATACTACCTAACCTGAAATGTATGTGTATTTCAGGCATCCTACTAGTCTTGAGGTAGCTCCTTGATATTAGAGGATGAATAGGCTTCAAAACCTTCACATACCAAAATATCCTGAAGAAGATACCAGGGATATGATGACTATATAAGTGGGTCTCCAGGCTGTGAGTAGTCTCTTAGCAACTACAAAAGAAGTCATATAGAAATCAAGAAAAGTCTTCCAATACCCTAAATGGAAGGGGCATGTGAGCTGAATAAGATCCATCATTGGGGTGAAGAGTTCACATTTTTAATTTTGCTACTGTAGTTTAATTGGTAAAATACGAAACTTGTAATTTCGGGGATTTCCGTCCGAATCGGAACAGTAGCTCCATAAGTTACAAAAGTAGCTAGTTAATATCCTGGCGTGATGGAAGGGTATACATAGCAGACTTAAAATCTGCTGCCCGTATGGGATTGGGAGTTCGAATCTCCCCGCCAGGACCATACTTTTGAAAATAGTTTATAATACCGTTTGTGAAAATGTTAAAAATAATTCCGAACAAATAGTAGGTGGAAATTATTCCATACTATTAAAATAAAGGAGTTGTTTTTAATGGCAACAACAAATGAGTATTATGAAGGACATAAAGTGCATATTAATAAGGGTGGATATAAAGAGACTACTACACATATTAATTGTATTCATGTTAGGACACTTGTTCATATTAATGAAGGATGTAAAAAATATGGTTTAGATAAACTTCCTGAAGGAATGTCCATTCATCATTTAGATATGAATAAACTTAATAATGATTGGAGTAATCTTATGTTAGTATCTTTTGAAGATCATAGTGCTCTTCATGATTTTTTAAAAAAGCATCCTTCTTTTATTGGTATGAGTGAAGATCAAACTAAAGACTTAATTGAATTTATTAGAGAGCATCATGATATTAAAACTGGTGATGAATATAAAGATGCTGAAATTGAGTTATCTAGATTGAAATCTAAACAAGAGAGACTTCTTAAAGATGTTAATGCTACAAATGAAGAACGAGATCAAGTTGAAAAGGATATAAGGGCAATTAGAGATAAACTTATTAATATTAGAAAAGAGAAATCACTTAGTAGATTACCTAAACCTAAAACTAAGGAAGAACTTGTTGAAAAACTAGAAGAATTTAGACATATGGAAAACTTGGCTAAGTATTATGGTGTTAGTTCTTCTGCTATTAGAAAATGGTGTAAGAAATGGGATATTGATTATCATCAGTATGGTAGTATAGTTTATGGTAAAAAAATAATTAAACATTGTCCAGTTTGTGGTAAGGAATTTGAAACTACTGATAAAGAGAATAAAATTTATTGCTCTTCTGAATGTGCTAAAATTAAAGGAACTTATTTTTTAGATATGGATGAGATATATAAGTTGCATTATGAACGTGGAATGAGTTATAGAGAAATTGCTAAGATTTATGGAGTTCAACATCAAGCAATTATAAGAGAATTAAATAGATATATTAATAAAAATAATTTATCTCCAGAAAATTAAGTAACAGAGCCACCGATACCTCAACGGTCGAGGAAGCGGCTTATAACCGCTCCATCTCAGTTCAACTCTGAGTCGGTGGTCCATTAGATCTCAAGAATACATATTTGTATTCATAAAGTATATAATACAGAAAGGACTTGTCAACAATGCTTAAATATTACTTTGAATCAAATGGAATTAGATCAGAAGTAACTGAAGATACTTTTAATACAGTTAAAGAATATTATGATGTGAATAATATTTCAGCTACTGGTAATGGTAATGATTATGAAGAGATTACACATTCTGTAGAAGAATGTGATATGTCGTAAGAAATGGCGATGTATGTGACAGAATGGTATTTTAAATATGACTAAATACTATTTTGAATCTAAATCTACTGGGAAAAAGGTTGAAGTATCTGAATCAGAGTATAAATTAGTTAGTGATTCATATATCTCTAATAAAGATAACTTTAAACAAAATTCTCACATAGTAGTTAGAGATAATGGTTGTGATTGTGAAACCACACTTTATGTAGAAGAAGAGGATATGCCATCTGAAGAAGTTAAAGATAATTATGATTGGGAAAGATTGCGTGATGAATATGATAATGGAGAAATTACCTTAGATATTGACCGTACAGATCTTCCTAAGGATCTACTTGAGCTTCATGATAAGAATATTTGGGAGGGATGTCTATGACTGAATGGTATTTTACAGAAGACAGTAATGGAGTTAGAACAATGGTTAAGAAGAAGGATTATAAGGAACTTCAGTATCAGAGATTTAAGAATAATGAAGATCCTTATCCCCAGGATGTAGATACTACTAAACACAATTTGGTAGTGCATACATTGTATATTTAAATAGTATAAAGGTAATGTAATGCCTAATTTTTGTTACACTAAAGATGAAGTTATAGAAATTATGAAAAGATTTGTTACAGAGTATGGAATCAATATTATTGCTTATGAAAATGGTGATAATGAAGAGATATTTAAGGATATAACTGAATTTGTTAATAAAGTTAATAAGGACTATTTAAATGCATAATCTTATAGTGCATACACTGTATATCTAAAAATAGGTTGAAAATATGTTTGGATATGCATTTAACAAGGAAAGCAGAAGCTTTGTAGAGATCGTTTTAAGCTATGAATGAAAGGAAAAGCATCATAACTGAGAATGTAACATCTACTGTGATACTTGATTCTACAAAGAAGTTGTATAATACTATATCCAGTAAAGATATTACAAAGACGTTAAATATAGATATTCATAAAAACATTTTTAAACTCTATGGAATATATCGGGTTATTGTGTTTAAAGGCTGTTTTGAGATTTGTATAGAGGTGATATAATGTTATATGATAGTTATTTCCTTAACGCACCTAATGCTGAATCTGTTACTATATTTGATTATACAATAAGAAAAGATCTTTATTATAGTTTGTTTTCAAATGTGCCATCAGGTAAATGGATTAAATCCAATAAAATGTCAGTACTAACGTGGCCTAAGAATAGTAATAAAGGGTTATGGATACTGATTGTATAAAGAAAAAGTTAAAAAGGAATGATTGATAAAACATGTTTGGATATGCATTTAACTGGCTTACACAAGCTAAAGATAGTGTGTCTAATTTCTTCCTTGGTGTTCCAGTAACTATTTTTGTTACACTTGGTATTATTTTCTTTATAGCTATTTTCTTTTTCTCTTTTAAGAAGAAGGACTAAAGGTATAAGATAAATAACAATGCTTTATCTTCTAGTATCAGACAATGATGAATGTATGGCAGTTTCTAAGCGTTTGTATGATTTGTGTAAACCAATAATATATGCTAATGTACATTATAGATATAACGGAAATGTAAAACTTTTAGTTGAAGAAGAGAGAGCATTTATATCCCAATCAAATTATGATAGAATTAAACTAGAAGGGTTTGATTGGATTAATAAAAAATAAGTTCTTTTGGAGATGCCCCTAGTCCCTACTCTATTCATAACTCAATATGTTTTAGATGTTACACTAGGGTCTTTTATAAAAATAAAATTAGAAAGGATTGATGTTTAAGATGTTGGGTAGTTATACTATTAATGTTGCTCCTGGTAAGATGCCTCAGAAGGTGGCTAGTGCTTTCACTGAGATTTTTGGTACTTTAGTGGGTGCTGAGTACACACCTATTGCATATCTTGGCAGTAAGGTTGTTTCTGGTGTTAACCATGCTATTATGGCTTCACAGACAATTGTTACTGGAACAGATGTGCATAATGTGGTTCTTATTGTTCTGAATGAGAAGGATGATAAGTTTAGTCTTGTTGAGATTACCACATTGCTTTCTGATTCTGGTCGTATGGGTGGACTTCAGGTTGCTCCTACTACTAATATTCCTGAAGAGGCTATGAATGTCTTTACTGAAGCTCTTGCTGGGTTTATGGGCAGTAGGATTACTCCGTTTGCTCTTCTTGCAACTCAGGTTGTTAATGGCTTTAAGTATGTGTTTGCTTGCGAGAGTACAGCTGTTCTTTCACCTGAGGCAATGAGAACAAGTAATTATGACCAGGTTGTTCTTGTTAGTGTTTATTCCAATTATGATAAGATTGAGTTTGACACTGTTATTGAAGGTGTTCCTGCTCAGGGTGCTCTTGGAGCTCCTCTTGGTGAGTGGCCTTAATAATTATTGAACATGACTATACCCCTAGTCAGATTATTTCTTTAGTCTGATCAACTAAGTAGGTCTGGCGTTGGTATAGCCTTTTATAGAATGCCCATAGGTCTTTACACCTTCTTGATAGCTTGGATACTGATCAACTAAGCAACAATCCTCTAAAGGTGTATATATTCCTATGGTCTTTACATAAAGATGGTGATTAATTTGGATAAAACTTTTACTATTGAACAAGTTAAAGAAGCATTTAGTTTGTATTTGGATTATGTTTGTACAGAGGATTATTATGATGTAGATTGGTCTAATTTAGAGAAAGAGTTTAATGAGTTTATGTATAAGTATTATCCTGGAATGGAGTTATATTCGGTAAGTTTGATTGTAGATGATCCCAGATATGATGTTGAAAAAGGAAGATTAAGTGATAAAGAATATAAGAAGAAGTACAATACTAATAAGAGATATTACATTAAACCAACCAAATGTGTAGATACAATCATAATAGATAGAAAAGATTTTAATGAACAAGTTTCTGGTATAGATTGTGATAAAAAGAACAATGGTTTTTATCACTTCTATAAAAAGGTTGATATTGATCGTTCTGGTAGAGTAAAGATTTATAATGATGAAGAGTTATTTGAACACTAAGAACATAGAGCGTAGTGAGGGTGGGGTAGAGTATCATCCACTCATCCCCTTTCTGCCAGCACGAAATTAAATACTACAATAATAAAATAAATATTCGAATATATTAATCTATAATACAC